GCGGGAAGCCGGCGGACGATACTCTCCAATATGATCCGGTTTGTCATCATCTGGCTGCGCTGGTTGCGATTTCGAGAGAACGGTTGATGCTCTCCAGGACGGCGTCCTGCAGCTGCCGCATGTCGCGGCCGTTGGTGGTTGTGATATTGACGTCGTCGAAGAATTTCGACACATTGATCACGATCGAGGTGTTGCGGGTGCCGCCGGTGGCGATATCCTTGGCGATCTTGCCGGTCCCGCCGGATCCGGCGGTGCCGCCCTGGGCGCCAGCTCCGGCGAGGCCTGCGGAAGCAGCCACGCCACCGGCCGCCTCAGGCGTACTGATGGCATCCTTGGCGCGCTGCTTGGCACGCTCTGCAGCGAGATGGTTGGCGTAGGTATAGCTCAAGCCGCCCGTAAGATCCCGTGCCGAGCTGACGGCGTTGCGCTTCGCATCGAGGCCAGATATTGCGGAGTAGCCACCCTTAGCGGCATTCCAGGCACCCGAGAAATCTCCCTTCAGCAGCTTCCCGAGCGCCTCGCCCAGCTTGCCGACTCCGGAGATGACACCCTGCACCCGGTCGAGCACATAGTCCTTCAGGATGTTTCCGAATCCCTTGAGGGTGTCCCAGGCAGTGAGCACCACCGCGCGGAACCCTGCGAACTTGTTCCAGCAGATGGCCACGGCCGTAGTGAGCGCAGCGATTCCCGCGACGATCAGCCCGACGGGATTGGCAGCCATCACGATATTCACAAGCTTCTGTGCCTTCTCCAGGAGCAGCAGCGCGACGTACTGCGCCCGCGTCGCTATCGTCCATCCTGCCGTGAATGCCTTGGAGATTGCCACGGCAGCATTGTATGCAACGATGGCGGCCGTGAGCGGAGCAGCGACAGAGAGGATCGTCTTGAAATTATCAGACACCCACCGGGCGGCTCCGGCGACGGCGTCCAGGCCTTTGCCGAGCAGGTTGATTGCCGGTGTGAGATACGGCTGGATGATCTCATAAATCTCCAGCAACGCCCCCAGGAATTTACCCTTCAGCTGCTCCCAGGCGCCGTAGGTGGTCTGCGCGATCTGGTTGGTCATGTTGTTGAACTTGCCGCCCTCGCCGGTGGCCCGCTGGAAAGCGGCGCGCACCATGTCGAAGGTGACGAGGCCCTTGGACATGTCATCCTTGAGCTGCGCCACGGACTTGCCGGTGAGCTCGGAGATGTCGAGCAGCGGGTTGTAGCCGGCGTTGATAAGCTGCAGCAGGTCCTGCCCCTGCAGCTTGCCCGCGGCGCTGATCTGGCCGAACACCAGGGCCAGCTGCAGTAGCTTGGTCTTGTCGCCCATGGCGACGTCTCCCAGCATCTTGAGATCGCCCACCACGGACTCGGTGCTGACGCCGAAGCCCAGCATGGTCTTGGCGGCATCCTGCGTGGTGGAGCGGTCCCAGAGCGTGTTGTCAGCATATTTGTTGAGCTCGCCGAGCATCTTGGCCGCCTTGCTCTCAGATCCCACGAGGACATTGAAGGCCGTGGTGGTCTTCTCTGCCTGCATGCCGATCTTGGTCACGACGCCCAGACCGGTGGTCAGCTGCACGAGCGGATTCGTCAGGAAGTTTCCGCCAGGAATCGAGCGCAGCGCTTTGCCGAGCCTCGAGGCCGCCTTATCGGTCTCGTTCAGCTTCCGCTGCACGGCATCCACCCTGGTAATGGTCGGGCGGTCGCCTTGAGCGGATATCTCGATGATGTACTGGGCTGTATTCATTTTCCTGATTCTGCGTTTCTGATATGTCTGAGCTGTGCGATGGTCTGCGCCCACTGCTGGTCCGAAAGGGTGTCCGGGTCAAGGTGCAGGTAATACCGGAGCATCGTGTCCAGGTATCCTACCGGATTGCCCTCCGGGCTCCCGTCGGCCAGCTCTAGAGCTTTTTTATCTCGGCCTCCTTGTACTCGCTGAGTGCGTCCAGAACGGGCACCACGCCGAGGAAGTATTCATCGTCTTCCTGGATCTCCATGTCTCCGTCAATCCAGCACTGCTTCAGCAGGATCTCTACGAACTTGAGGGAATCCTGCCCCTGGGAGCTGCCGGCCTTTGCAAAGGACAGATCCTTGCGGGTAGGCTTATGCAAGACGGCTTTCTTGTCATCAGCCACGACCTCGAAGACGTTGCCGTCCCCGTATTTCTTCTTCCAGCCTTCCAGCTGGTCTGCGGTGTAAGTAAACATTTTTCGAACGGTGTTTAATGTGTGTTTAAAGGAAAAGGAGGGCCCGGCGGCCGCCCGGCCCTCCTGGTGATTACTGGTAGTCGTTCTGGACATCCAGGGCGATGAAAGGCAGCTCGATCTCCATGAACTTGTCGTTCTGGTTGATCGACTTGGGCTCATCGGAAAACTCCACGCCGCGGACGAGGTCCGTGTGGAGCACGTCTCCCCTGGTGGGATTGCCGTAAGAGACGACTACGTCAAGGGATAGACGGAGGATGCTCCCGCCGGACACCTGCTGCAGGGCGATCAGTTCCGACTGCAGGAGCCGGATGGATCCCGAGTAGGACAGGTTGCCGCGCTGGATGGCGTGGGGCTTGTTGCCCTTGGCGTAGAGCGCTTCCTTCTCCTGGGCGGAGCTGTAGCTGATGCCGCGCAGGCCGGTGACATTCCGTCCCGCCAGCACCACGGTCACGTCGGACCACTCATATTCTCTGCTGTTGAACATAGGGCACTAGCTTTCGATGTTGGTGAGTACGCCCACGTTGCAGACGATGTCGCGGGCATACCCGAAGGGACGCACACGCAGCGTCGCCTCCACGCGGGAGGTCTGGAGGACGTTCTGGGACGGGTCGATGAAGCACCGGCAGCCGGAGCCGTCCACGACGCTCAGGTTGCCCTGGGCGGTCATCCGGAGGTTGACGGCCCCCTCGATGTCCGCCTGCCAGCTCTTGAGCACCGGCGTCTGCATGGTGCCGTCGGTATTCACCTCGATCTCGTCGAGGAGCTTCTGCAGCAGCGTCGCATAGGCGATGCGGGCTGCCTTGTCCACGGTGCGGCGCGTCGTGAGGTGCGCGTAGTCGTCGTCTTCCTTGCAGGCCATGCGGTCGTCAGTCAGGAAGTAACCGTCAGCTCCGAAGTAGATCCGCGGGGTGATGTAGCCCTTGGCGTAGATCGCCTCCACGTCATCCATCGCGTCATCGACGAGGTCGGCGCCGAGATGGAAGGTCTCCGGCGTGAGCGGGCCGTCGGCCACGCGGCCGATGTTGCGCTGCACGGGCACGGAGGCGATGCGGCCGGCGAGCACGCCGACGGCGGCATTCTTGGAGTCCTCCAGGGTGTCGCCGATGAACACCGCCACGCGGTTGTAGGCCTGCGCGGAGAGGTCCTTCAGGGAAGCTGCACCCGCGAAGGCGCGGCCTTCCAGGATGACGAACACCGGGGAGTAGAAGTGGTCCGCCGCGTAGTCCGCGAGGGCCTGCGCCTTGGGGAGGGCCGTGAAGACGTCAGGGTCGAGCCCTTCGGTGACGGTCGGCGTGGCACTGCTCTGCTCTGCCACGATGACGCCGCGGACGGCTCCGCGGAGACCCTGCAGGATATTCGTCAGGGGGCCGTCAAGATGGTCGCAGGCGGTGGTCATCGTGTAGGTGGACGCCAGGCCCAGCACATAGAGCGGGGTCCCTTCCTCGGCCTCCTGGTAGAACTGGCCCACCAGCTCGACGAGGCGCGCGTTTGCCGTTGCGGTGACGCCCAGGGCGGCGAGGTCCGCAGGACGCACGATCCTGTAGGGCGTGCCGAGCTCGAACGTCCCGGCGGCCGCGGCGCCGATGACACACAGCATCAGCAGGCCGTCCTGGTTCTCCGGGGCGGCGCCGAGCAGACCGTTGAGATAGTTGATCTTGATTCTGGGAAGCATTGGATTTCGTTTTTAAGATGTGCCGCTCCCGGGATGGCGCCGGAAGCGGCACACGTTACACTCTGAGTCCTGCCTAGCCCTGCGTCACGGTGACGATGGCGTAGGCTTCCTTGCTACCGTTCTTGGCCTTCAGGATGGTGGATCCCGCGGCGACGCCGGTCACGGTGACGGATGCGCCGACGGACTTGTCGATCGTGGCGACATCGGTGTCCATGATTTCCCAGTTGGTGGCGTCGGATGCGGTGGAAGGAGTGGCGGTCGCGGTGACTTCCTGCGTACCTTCCACGGCGATCTCTACGGAGGTGTCGTCGAGTTCGAGGCCGGTGACGGCGGTGGCCGTGTCGGTCACGATGGCGTACACGCCCTTCTTGTCGTAGCGGCGGATAGCACCGCCGACGCGAACCAGGAAGGAGTAGATGTCGGAGTAGTACGTCGGATCGTCCATGCGGTCGAACATCTTCACCTCGCCGAGGGCGCGGCTCAGGGAGTCGCGGTGCCAAGCGAGGCCGCCGGCGTTGTCGGTGGCGGCACCGGCAGCGTCGATGTCCTTCACGGTGCCGTCAGCAGCGAAGCGATAGACCGTGGAGCGCATCATCACCTCGAAGCCGTACAGCATGCCCATGACGCCGCGCTTGATGTCGGCGGCCTGGAAGAAGCCGATGGACTGGGTGCTGGTCATGCCGTCGAGCAGCTGCTGGTACATCTGCGCGTCGAGCAGCAGGACACGACCCTCGATGGGAACATTGTCCGCGTTCATGCGCACCTGCAGGGCGGCAACGTCGGCGGGGGTGATCTTCTTGCGGAGACCGGTGGCGGAGGGAGTCCAGGCGGGGACGCCCAGGCCGGTGGTCAGCACGCGGTGATTGCCGTCCGGACACCACCTCTTCAGGATGGCGTCGGCGGCCTTCTCGATGAGTTCCTTGCGGTCCTGGTCGATCACGCTGTTGCGCTTGTTGTAGCTCAGCTCGACCGTGTCGGCGTAAGGAATGCGGATGGGGTTGGTGGTCAGCTCGTCCAGGGGGTACTCG